GGTTCTTTAAAATCGCACCAAACCCACCACAAGCCTCCGCAGGAGGTAATATGAAAAAATATGATTTTAACAATCCACAGGTGTTTGAACAGCTTGAAGATAAAGCAATTGACGGTCAGCTTGATTACTCAGCCTTTCCTCCGCCCGAATATAAATACTTTTCAAGGCTTGCAAAGGTCGGCTACAACAACCGTCATAAAGGCTGGGACATAAACATCTGCCTTGAATGGCAGGACAAGCTCAGAACGGAGTATAAGCGTGATAGGGACAACGCAGACGAATACCGTATGCTCTCACAAAGAATTATGGATAATGTAAAGAAAAGCGCCGACTTCGTCCGTAAGATGTATCAGTCCCAAACCAACGAGCAAACCGTAATTAATGCCCTCCAAGCCTTAGAATGTCTAACCAACGAAAACGGCTTAACCAAAAGAATAACCGAAAAATTAAAGGAGAGTGATAGAAATGAAACTCAGACAGGAAATCAATAACACCCGTGATATGATTGACGGTGAACTCAATCGCATTATGGTCACAGATGATATAGAAGAGATAAGAGGGTTGACATATTATTTATTCTGCAACATAAATGACCTTATCCGCAAGAACCAACAAAGAATTGCCAAATCGTTGAGAGGTGAAGAAAATGATTGATTGTACGAAAACTACAAACTACTTCAACGAAAAGTTGAAGATGACGAAAAGAACAAAGAACGGACTGTGTGAAATTAAGTGTAGCAACTGTCCTTTGTGTAGTAATAACAACGGTGAAGGTTTATCGTGTCCAGACTTTGAAATGTATTATCCCGAAAAGGCGGTTAAGGCTGTACAAAAATGGTCGGATGAACATCCGCCAAAGACATTTCTTACAGAATTCCTGAAACATTATCCGAACGCTCAGCTTGGCGATGACGGAACACCCAATTTTTGTCCTTATCGTTTAGGGCTTATGAGCATAGATGATTGCAGAAAAGACCATAAATGCGTAAAATGCTGGAATCAGCCTATTGAGGACGGTGAAGAGTGATGAGAATCTATCAGTGTGATTGTTGTGAAAAAGTTATCTCAGATCCGTACACAGTTAAAATGAAGGAATTCTATCTAGGGATGATGGATACTGATTCCAGTAGTGGGATTGTGATTCCCATCGACAGCAAGAGAAAAATTGAAATACATCTATGTGATGATTGTTACAAAGGCTTACATCTTATTGCTGAAAGAAAGGAGCATGAAAACAATGCCTGAACTGAAAATTAAGCCTTGTCCGTTTTGCGGGAGCAAGGTAACAGTTGAGAATATAAATTCAAAAGACGCTGACGAGGAGATGTATATGTTTGAGTGTACTAACGCTAATTGTGCCGCGGCTACCTGTTTTGGTGATTACAGCACCAACAGAGTGACAGCTATAAAAGTATGGAACAAGCGTGTTACCGGGCAAACTACATATATCAGCAATGCCGGCACAGTTAATATTAATATGAGGTGATATGGTCTGAAAGTGAGGTAGAAGAATGAAAATTGAAGAATTAAAACAGCATATAGAAGAATGTGTAGAGCTCTTATCCAAAAGGCAAAAACAAGTATATGACAGCAAAAAGCGAAGAGGAAAAGACTTTTATATACTTGAAGGAATGATAACTGCATACGCAAGGGTAGGTCATTTTCTTGAAAATTTGGAGGAGTGATATGGATTGACGGTTAAAGATTATTTATATTCGGTCAGAGTTTCAGACAAGTTAATCAAAACGAAAGAACACGAGCTGTCAAAACTTAGGCTGAATATTGCACAGGTATCGGTTAAGCAGACCGAGCCTGTTAAGACATCAGGAGTGAATGACCCTATGCGGATTGTGGACAGGATTGCAGACCTTCAGGCTGAAATCAATAGGGAAATTGACAATCTTGTGCGGTTGAAAACTGAAATCCGCAGTAAAATCAATGCACTTGACGATTACCGTTACATTGCAATTTTGACCGAGTATTACATAAATTGTCAGAGGTGGGAGGATATTGCCGAGAGTATGGAAATGAGCGTAAGGCATACCCTGAGATTGCACGGCGAAGCGTTACAGGCGTTCCGAAAAAAGTTCAATTTCTCGTAAAATTATTTTGAAATGTCATTGAATGTCACCCTTACCCTGCGTATAATGGTATTATGAAAGTTTGACAAACAGGACATATGTAGAACTCTCCTAAGATAAAAATTCGCACAGACCGCTCTCGTTTGAGGGCGGTTTTGTGTTGTGAGTGAAAATCAGATAAAAGAGGTGAGGTGATTGCCCAATGAGAAAAATTTAATACCGTTTACATCTGACCAAAGCCGTGATGAAGCCGTGAAAAACGGAGCAAAGGGCGGTAAGGCTTCGGGCAAGTCACGCCGCCGTAAAAAGAGTATGAAACAGGTTATGGATATGTTACTTTCGTTGCCTGCCAACACTCCTGCCGACTGGGAAATGCTTATTGATATGGGAATTAATGTTGATGAGATTGACGAAGATTTGGTCAATAATTTGCTCGTTGTAAATGCGGCACTTCTCAAAAAGGCTAAAACAGGTGATGTTAATTCCATTAAAGAATTAAGAAATATTATTCGTGACAATGTTTTTGAAAATCATAAAATCAAGCTCGACAATGCCTATCTCGACATTGAACGCAAAAAGGCTGAACCGCCAAAGAGTGACGGTTCGGAGTACAAAGGAATACCGGCTAATATGGTTGCACCGTCGTTTTCGTCGGTGCTTTTTGATATTGAGGGTAAAGAACATTCGGAATATGTTTTCCCCGGCGGAAGAGGTTCAACAAAATCGTCTTTCGTCAGTCTGAATGTTATTGATTTGCTTATGAAGAACGAGGATATGCACGCCTGTATTTTTCGTCAGGTAGCCGACACTCTGCGCAGTTCGGTGTATCAGCAGATTTTGTGGTCAATCTCTGCTCTCGGTCTTGAAAGCGAGTTTAACTGCACCGTGTCACCTCTCGAAATCACGAGGGTAAGCACAGGACAGAAAATATACTTCCGTGGAGCAGATGATCCGGGCAAGATTAAATCAATCAAAGTACCGTTCGGCTATATCGGCGTTGTGTGGTTTGAAGAACTTGACCAGTTCACGGGCGAGGAAGCTGTCAGAAAGATTGAACAGTCGGTGATTCGTGGCGGTGACACGGCTTTTAAATTTAAATCGTTCAACCCTCCGAAATCTGCACAGAACTGGGCGAACAAGTATATTAAAATTCCCCGTCAAGACAGGCTCGTTATTGAGAGTACATACCTTACAGTACCGTCAAAATGGCTTGGAAAGCCGTTTATAGATGACGCAGAGTTCCTGAAAGAAACAAACCCTACCGCCTATGAAAACGAGTATATGGGTATTGCTAACGGCACAGGCGGCAATGTATTTGATAATGTTGTTATTCGTGAGGTCACAGATGACGAAATTCAGACCTTTGACAGATTTTACAGAGGAGTTGACTGGGGCTGGTATCCTGATCCGTTTGCCTATGATTGTATGACTTATATTCCAAGTCAACACAAGCTCATCATTTTTGACGAGGAACATTGCAACAAAAAAAGCAACAGGGAAACAGCCGAATTGCTCAGAACTAAGCACGGAGTTACAAGCAATGATTTAATCACTTGCGACAATGCAGAACAAAAGTCAGTCGGCGATTACAGGGCTGACGGTTTAATGGCTCGTTCGGCAGAAAAAGGACCCGGTTCGGTTGTTTACTCGATGAAGTGGTTGCAGTCTTTACGGGAGATTGTGATTGATAACACACGCTGTCCGCATACTGCACAGGAGTTTCTCGACTATGAATACGAGCGTGATAAGGACGGCAATGTTATCAGCGGTTATCCCGATAAGGACAACCACCATATTGATGCTGTCAGATATGCAATGAACAGAGTATGGAAACGCAGAGGTGAATAATGGGACTTATAGATTTTTTGAAAGGAGTGTGGAGGCGAATGTTTCCGCTTGAAAATATTCGGCAGGCGCTTAATTTACGGCTTGCGATTACAGCAGAAATGCAAAAGGCTATCGGCATATGGCAAAACTGCTATGTCGGCAAAGCTCCGTGGCTTGATGAAAATGTCATCAGTTTGAGGCTTGAACAGTCAATCACAAGGGAGTTTGCTAACATTACGCTTAACGAAATGACGGTGAACATCTCAAATGAAACGCTGTCAAAATTGTTTGAAACTGCAACCGAGGAGCTTAATTCAGAGTTACAGTCAGGTCTTGCAACAGGTGCAATGGTTATCAAGCCTTTAGGCGGTGACAGGGTGCAATATATCTCGGCAAATGCTTTTGTGCCGATTGAGTTTGACACAAAGCACAGGCTTGTAAAGGTCATCTTCCCCGAATTTAAGAAAATCGGTGACAACTACTACACAAGG